GGTCGCAAGAACTGGACGGGGTTCGCGTGAATTTTTTTAAGATTTCTGGGGAGGTGAGAACATGGCGAAAGTTAAAACGACTTACGACGAATTGCTGAAGATGGCGAAGAGTTACGGCGTTGAAGACAACGCTTTGTTTCTCGCCGCCGCTGAACAGTACGCGCTGCAGCAGCGTGTGATCAGAATGTTGAAGGAAGGCATCGAAGAAGGCGACCTGACAACGCAGAAGACATACCTGAAAGGCGAGACGAACGACTACGCCGCGCCGCTGGTGAAGGAACTGCCGAAACATTCCGACGCCGCGAACCGTACAGCCGGCACGATCCTGGACATCATCGTGAAGCTGGGCCGGAAGGCGGTGGACGATGAAGACAACTTCAACTGCGACTGATTACATCCTGACGTACTATCAGAAGATCTGCGACGGATCCATCACCGTCGGGAAATGGATCCGGATGTGGTACGAGCGGATCGTTCACGGCATCGAGTCGCGGGAGTATATCTTCGATCAGAAGAAGGCCAACGAGGTGATCAACTTCGTCGAGCGGTATTGTCACCATCATGAAGGACCGCTTGCGCCAGGACTGATCAAGCTGGAGCTGTGGCAGAAGGCGCTGCTGTCCGTAGTGTACGGAATCGTCGGCGAAGACGGCCGCAGGGTCTTCCGTGAAATCGTCCTCCTGGAGGGACGCAAGCAGGGCAAGACAGCCCTGATGGGAGCGTTGGGCTGCCATCATTTATTTAAGGACGGAGGCTATGGCAGCCGGGTGTATGTATGCGCCCCTAAGCTGGAGCAAAGCCGCCTTTGTTACGAATCAATCTATCAGACGATCCGGAAAGAGCCGGCGATGGATCGGATGACGAAGCGCCGGCGGACGGATCTGTACATCGAGAAGAACAACTCCTCCGCCCAGCCCCTGGCCTTCAGCGCGAAGAAATCAGACGGCCTGAATATCTCAATGGGCATCTGCGATGAGTTCGGCGCATGGGAGGGCGAAGCGGGCCTCCGCCAGGCGGAGGTCGTCAAGAGCTCACAGGGCGCCAGAGAAGAGCCTCTGCTGTGGTACATATCCACGGCGAACTTCGTGGACGGCGGCTTATATGACGAGATCCTGAAAAGAGCGACTGCGGTACTGAACGGCACCAGTAAAGAGACCAGGCTGGCGCCGTTTTTGTATATGATCGACGATGTCGATAAGTGGAACGACATCAACGAACTGAAGAAGAGCCTCCCGAACCTGGGCGTATCCGTCAGCGTGGACTACATGCTGGAGGAGATCCGGATCGCGGAGGGATCACTCAGCAAGAAGAGCGAGTTCCTGACCAAGTACTGCAACATCAAGCAGAACAGCAGCCTCGCCTGGCTGAGTGCCCAGGACATTAAGAAGTGCTTCGGCTACGACGTGAAGCTGGAGGATCTGCGGCACTCCTACGCGCTGGGCGGGATTGACCTGAGCCTGGCGGTCGACCTGACGGCCGCGGTGATCGTGATCGAGAAGGACGGCGTCAGCTGGTTTGACGTGATGTTCTTCATGCCGGAGAACAAGGTGGCGGAGGCGACGGCCCGGGACGGGCTGCCCTATGACATCTACCGGCAGCGCGGGCTGCTGACGGTCTGCGGGGAGAACACGGTGGACTACCATGCGGTGCATGCCTGGTTCAACATGCTGGAGCGCGAGTATGAGATCCTGCCGCTGAAGGTCGGGTATGACCGGTACTCAGCAGCTTACCTGGTGCAGGACATGGAGGCCGACGGCTTCACGATGGAGAGCGTCAGCCAGGGCAGCAACCTGACCGGCGTGCTGATCGACATGGAGGGCATGATCAAGGACGGGCGGCTCCGGTGCATCAACGACAACGACCTGATGAAGATCCACATGCTGGACGCGGCGCTGAAGTTCGAGGAAGGAACGAACCGGCGCCGGCTGATCAAGATGAGTCCGAAGGCACACATCGACGGCATGGCCGCGCTGAGCGACGCGATCTGTATGCGGCATAACTATTACGAAGAGCTGGCGGGCCAGCTGAGCAACAAGAGGTGAAGACGATGGGACTGTTCGAGGCGATCTTCGGGCGGAAGAAGACGGCAGGCGATAGCGGCAGCAGCAGCTTCCAGACGCTGACGGCATACCAGCCGGCCTTCCGGACCTGGGGCGGACAGATCTATGAGAGCGAACTGGTCCGGGCTGCGGTGGACGCGAAGGCCCGGCACGCGGCGAAGCTGCAGTACAGCATGCAGGGCACGGCCCGGATGAAGCTGTACACGCAGACCAAGAGCGCACCGAACCCGTGGATGACCTGGAGCCAGTTCATGGAACGGTCAATGAACATCTACGAGGTGCAGAACAACCTGTTCATCGTGCCGCTCCTGGACGAATACGGCGAGGTGGCCGGGTACTTCCCGGTGCTGCCGAGCGAGTGCGAAGTGGTCGACGTGGCCGGCGAGCCCTGGCTGAAGTTCACGTTCATCGGCGGGAAGAAGAAATCCCTCCCGCTGAGCCGGATCGGCATCGTGGTGAAGCATCAGCTGAAGGATGACTTCTTCGGCGAGAAGAACACCGCCCTGAACGCGACGATGGAACTGGTGAACATGGTGAACCAGGGGATCGAGGAAGGCGTGAAGAACGCGGCGACCTTCCGGTTCATGGCGCAGCTGACCAGCAAGAGCTTCGACGAAGACCTGCGGAAAGAGCGGGAGCGGTTCGATAAGAACAACTTCCAGGGAGGCGGCGGAGGCCTGCTGCTGTTCGGCAATCAGTTCGCGAACATTCAGCAGATCAAGCAGGAAGGCTACAAGGTCGACAGCGACCAGATGAAGCTGATCCAGGAGTCGGTGATGAACTACTTCGGGGTCGGCGAGAACGTGCTGCAGAACAAGGCGGTCGGGGATGAGCTCGACGCCTTTTTCAATGGCGCCATCGAACCCTTCGCGATCAAGCTGAGCGACGCGCTGACGCGGATGGTGTTCACGCAGCGGGAGATCAACGGCGGAAACCGGATCATGTTCACCGCGAACAGGCTTCAGTACATGGCGGTGGCGAGCAAGATATCGATGGCTCAGCAGCTGGGCGACCGCGGGATCCTGACGATTGACGAAATCCGCGAGCTGTTCAACTACGCGCCGATGCCGGACGGCAACGGCCAGCACGCGCCGATCCGCGGGGAGTACTACTTCGTGGACGAAGGAAAACAGGAGGATGAGAACAATGACGAATGAGCGCGAAGTTCGGTTCCTGCCGATGGAGATCCGGGCGGAACAGAACGAGGAAAAGGGCGCCGTAATTGAAGGTTACCCGATCGTCTTCAACCAGGAGACGGATATGGGTGACTGGCGCGAAGTGATTGATGCCGGATCAGTCGGCGACGGAAGCATCCTGCGGGATGTGGCGCTGATGGTCGGGCACGACTTCGGGATGATCCCGCTGGCTCACAGCCGGCGGAACAATGAAAACAGCACCATGCAGCTGACGCCTGACGATCACGGCGTACACATGCGTGCAGTGTTGGATCCTGATCACAACCCGAGGGCATCTGAAGCTTATTCCGCGGTGACGCGCGGCGACATGACCGGTATGTCGTTCGCCTTCATCGTGAATGAGGAAAAGTGGGAAGACCTGGACACCGACAAGCCGCTTCGCCGGATCACCGGTCTGCGGAACATCTTCGAGGTGAGTCTGGTGGCCTTCCCCGCGTACCCTGGCACGAGCGTGCAGGCAGCTTCCGAAGGACCGGCGCTGGAGAGCGTGCGGGCCTCGCTGGAGAGCGCAAGGAAGCAGCTGGCGGAGGATCGGGCCGAACAAGCCAGACTGGAACGCCGGACGGCGGCTCTGGAGCGGCTGGAAAAACTGCAGAAGGAGGTCAGAGATCATGAAGTTTGACCTGACCAACAAGAGCACGGAAGAGCTGCTGGAAAGACAGGAGCTGCTGGCCGTGGAAATTCCCCAGGAAACGCGGGACGCGATGACTGAGGATGAGATTGAAGAGCGGGCGGATGAACTGGCGGCCATCAAGGCTGAACTGGAAGCCCGCAAGGAAGCCGCTGCCGAAATGGAGCAGCGCGCCGAAGAAGTCGCTCAGCAGAGCGGCGAACCGATTATCGAAACGGAGGAAAGAAACATGTACGACATCAACACTGCTGAATACCGTGATTTGTGGATCCGGAACCTTCAGGGCAGCCTGAACGACGAAGAGAAGCGGGCTTACAGCGCCTCTTCCACCAATGCGGTCCCGACCCTCGTGGCGGATAAGTTCTTCGAGAAGATGAAGAAACTGGCCCCGATGCTGAGCGAGATCACCCTGCTCCGCGTTGCCGGCAACATCAAGTTCGTGTCTGAAGGCACCCGCGGCGCCGCCGATGCGAAGCACACCGAGAACAGCGCGAACAACCCCGCGGCCGACACCACCGTGTACGTCCAGCTGGGCGGCTTCGAGTTCCTGAAGATCATCCAGATCAGCCGGACCGCGAAGCTCATGGCGATCGAAGCCTTCGAGGGATGGCTGGTCGACATGCTCGCCGGCGACATCGCCCGGGCGATTGACAACTACATCATCAACGATGAGACCAACGGTATCGCCGCGCTGACCTGGACCAGCAACACCAACCAGATCGTGGCTGCTTCTCCCGCCTATGCGGACATCTGCAACCTGATCGCCCTGCTGCCGGCTGCCTATGACGCCGAAGCGAAGTTCCTGGCCAACAAGAAGACTCTGTACACCAAGGTGGCGTCCATCGTCGACTCCGCCGGCAACCCGATCTTCGTGCCGGACACCGTCAACGGTATCGGCGGCCGCCTGATGGGCTACCCCGTTGTCGTGGACGACTATGTCGCGTCTGACAATGGCTCCCTGTACCTGGGCCGGTGGACCGACGTCGTCGGCAACCTGTCCGAAGACATCCACGTGGATGTTGACGAAAGCGCCGGCTTCACCGCGAACAGCATCATGTACCGCGGCGTGGCTGTGTTCGATTCCAAGCCCGCGAAGGGCGACGGCATCGTCCGCCTGGTCACCACCACGGCCTGATCACGGTCTGAAGGCGACGGCCTTTCAGATAGCCCCGGCGGGCTTTGATCCTTTCCCCGCCGGGGCGCTTTATTTGGAAGGATCAGAAAGGATCGAAACATGAAGACGATGATTGCTATCCCTTGTATGGACACGATGCCCTACGAGTTCGTGGAAAGCCTCTACCGGATGAAGACGGTCGGACAGATCCGGCCGGCGTTCCTCAGCGGTTCGCTGATCTACAAGGCACGGACCGACCTGGCGCTGATGGCGCTGAACGAGAAGGCGGACTACGTCCTCTGGATCGACAGCGACATGGTATTCGCGCCGGACCTGATGGTCGACCTGATGGCCGACATGGAAGGCCGGGACATGGTCGCCGGCGTCTGCCATATGCGGCGGCCGCCGTTCACGCCGGTCCTTTACTCAAAGCTCCGGCTGGGTCTCACGCCCGCGGAGAACGAGCACCAGAAGCTGACCGAATACCCGATGGAGATGCCGTTCCAGGTGGAGGGCTGCGGGTTCGGCTGCGTGATGATGCGGACCTCAGTCATCCAGGCTGTGGTCGATCAGTATCACGAGCTGTTCGCACCGCTGCCGGGGTACGGCGAGGATCTGAGCTTCTGCATCCGCGCCAGGAACTGCGGGATCGACATCTGGGCGGATCCGAAGGTCCAGCTGGGGCATAAAGCGAGCACCATCGTGAACAAAGACACTTTCGAGGCGTACCGCCAGAGGGGCGGCGCCATTGACTGAACGGAGGGAACACCATGCTGAAAGAGTGCAAGCTGGCGCTGCGGATCACGGCGGACGCCTATGACGGAGAGCTTTGCTCCCTGATGGACGCGGCAGCGCATGATCTGACCATCGCGGGCGTGACACTGCCCGGCACGGTGGCCTTCACCATGACCCAGCAGGGGATCACCGACAGCAGCACACTGACAGACGCCCTTTGCCAGCGTGCGATCTTCACCTATGTGCGGATGCACTTCGGCAGCCCGCCCGATTACGAGCGGCTGAAGGAGAGCTACAACATCCAGAAGACGCAGCTGATGCACGCCACCGGGTACACCGATTACGGCGAGGACGGTGAGGGCGAATGATCAGGGCGGACGTGATCGGACTGATCACCGAGAACCGGACGGGGCACGGGGTGCACGAGGCCGTGACGGATTCTGAGCGGACCGTGATGTGCACCGTGGAGAGCGCCACCCGGACAGAGTATTACAACGCGCTGAACGCCGGATACCGGCCCGAGTACGTGTTCAAGCTCGCGCTTGCGGCAGACTACCAGAACGAACGGATCGTGAAGTTCCACGGCCAGAAGTTCCGTGTGGTCCGCACGTACCTGACGGCGGACGACGGCATCGAACTGACGGTCGAAAGGAGTGACGAACGTGGCACGGACGAGGAACCAGACGAGAACAGCTGAACCGCAGACGGTAACGGTGAACGCGATGGACAAGATCGTCGCGAAACTGAACGAGATTAACGGCATCGAGTTCGCGAAGGACGCCTGGGTGAACAAGGCGCCGGAAAATTACGGCGTTGTTGAACTTAGCGGCGAGGCGCGGCAGATGTGGGCGGACGGCCACCTGACGGACTCCGCGTGGACTGTGACAGTGACAGCGTATGTCACGGAAGACAATGACGGATATCCCGGGCTGATCCAGGGAAAACTGGAAGAGCTGGAGGACGAAGGCAAGGTCGACCTGACGCACACGAACAACCGCACGTTTGATTTCGAGATCGGCAAGATCCGCTGGCAGTGGATGGTCATCATGTACGGCCCGCTGACCTGGGAGGAGCCGGCACCGACTCCCGCAGCGGAGAGCGCGGGAGAGTGATGATCTGATGGCTTTGTTTGTGATAGAAGATTTCCACAAGAGCGCACTGGACGCGCTGGATCCGGAGACATGCCGGGAGATTCGGCGGAAGATCGTATGGGCCGGCGCGAAGGTCATCGAGAAGGAAATGAAGATGTACATCGACGCGCATCACCACATCAGCGGCGACATGGCGGAAAGCGTCGCCCAGGCAGAGATCCACGAGGACATCGACAGGACCTGGGTGGAGGTGTATCCGCAGGGCTACGACAGCCGCGGCGTGCTGAACGAAATGAAGCAGAAGATCATCAACGTGGGGTACTACAGCATTTTAACCGGCGACAAGCATAAGGCGATCGACCCGTACGTCCGGAAGACGCGGGAAAAGATCGCCCCGCGGATCATGTCGGTGATGCAGGCACAGTTTCAGCTGTGCATGGACGAATTGAACAGATAACGGAGGGACAACACTATGGCGAAGATCGGACTGAAATGCCTGACTTACGCGCCCTTCACCTCCGGCGGTGAGTACACGTCGATCACGTATGGCACCGGTGTCATGCTGAACGACTACATGATCCGTGCGGACATCGGGGAAGAGCGCGGGGATAATCCTTTCTATGCGGACGATCACAAGATCGACGCGGACAACAGCATGAACGGCGCGACGCTGGGCCTCGAGCTGGCGAACATGACGGACGACCTGGAGAAGGCCTTCCTGGGCTATGTGGCTGCCACGAGCGACCTGGACATCACGGACAAGGATGCGCCGTTCGTCGGCTGCGGCTTCTACCGGAAGGAGCGCTTCAAGGGAACCATCACTTATAAGTGCTACTGGTTCTACAAGGTGCAGTTCGCGAAGGACAGCGACAGCACGAACACAAAGGGCGAGAGCACGGACTTCCAGACGGAGAGCATCAGCGGCGACGTGATGGGTGTGACGCTGACCAGCGCTGGCAACGTGATCTACTACACCACGAGCCGGAAGGACAGCGAGACGAACGCGATCAACTGGCTGAAGACCAAGGCCGGCATCTCGTAACAACAACGGGACGGAGGGGGAACCCTCCGCCCCGGCTTTTTGTGTATTGAAAGGAGAAAAGGATCATGGTGAAGCTGAGGATCGGTGAGAACGAGTACGGACTGCGGCTGGACATGTATGCGATGGAGCAGATCGAGGAAGAGTTCGGCGGCATCAAAGGAATGTACGAAAAAATCAAAGAGCAAAGCAGCAAGGCGATCCGGACATTGTTCCGGATCCTGGCGAACGCGCAGCTGTCCTATGAGGGGAAAGATGAAACCGTGACCGGGGAAGAACTGAAACACCTGAAGGTCGCGGCAGCGGCAGGGATCGGGAAGGCCGTACGGGCTGCGGTGGAAGAAGGAATGAAAAGCGAGACCGTCGATGGCGAAGAAGCCGACGACGAAGTCTTTGACGTATACCTGGCGGAGATTGAATCAAAAAACGCATGAACCGGCGGGAGACGCGGGTCCGGGAGTATTACGGATACGCGCTGATCGCCGGGATCACGGTGGACGCCGCCAGGAGGATGACGCCGGGCTTCATCCGGGATATGTACATGATCCGGGTGAAGTATGACATCCGTATCAACGGCGGAAAGATTGCGAAGAACAAGATGGGCCTGTGAGGTGTAAGAAATGGCAAACAACGGCGATATCCGGTCCAAGATCGTCCTGGAAGGCGAGAAGGAATATTCCGCGGCGCTGAAGGAAGCGCAGCGGAACCTGAAAGTCCTCCGGAGCGAACTGAAGGCTGAGACGGCTGAGCTGGGGAAGAACGCCACCGAGCAGCAGAAGAACGAAGTCAAGACGAAGAACCTGCAGAAGCAGATCAAAGAGCAGGAGAAGGTCGTCCGGACATATGAGAACGCGCTGAAGGAAGTCCGGGAGAAGTACGGCGACAACGAAGAAGCGATCGCCAAATGGGAAGTTAAGCTGAACGACGCCCGGACTGCCCTGGCGAACATGAAGAACGGGCTGAACGACGTCGGCGAAAGCTTCAAGCAGGTAGAGAACGGCGCCAGCAGATCCATTCTCGAGATGAACGCGCTGGCGGACAGCTTCGGCAAGATCTCCGACGTGGCCAGCGGGATGTCGGACGCGATTGAAGGCGCCTTCACCGGTGCGCTCAGCATCATCAAGGATACGATCGGCGCCGTATGGAGCGAGCTGATGGACATCGCCGCGAAGAGCGACAACTATCTCGACCTGGCGAGCTTCCTGGGAGCCAGCGCGACGGACGTGCAGAAGTGGGACCGCGCCATGAGAGCGGCCCACGGTGATCTGTCCTCCATCACGAGCATGATCTCCAAACTGAAGTACGGCGGGAAAGCGGACAGCGTTGCGGAATGGTTCGGGATCTCCGGCGAGAACTACATGAACGACCTGGAATATGCGGAGGCCGTTCTGAGCAAGATCGCCGAAGACAAGGAAGCGATGGTCGCCGCCGGCACATGGGACGACGCGATGAGCGATATCTTCGGCGCGAAAAAAGTGCAGGAGATCGACAGCATCCTGAGCGACTGGGATGAGATTCAGCGGAACCTGAAAGAGTTCGACGTGGAAAACGGCGGCGTCGGCATGACCGAGGACGAGATCCAG